ATAAACTTTTGGAAGCATATCGCTGATAAAACTAATTGGCGAATAGTACAACTACCAAATGGATATTTTCAAACCGAATACAAAGATCAAGAAGAAGCTTGGCAAGATGTTACTCGTAGAGAAACTATGGACGGCGCTGAAGCAGCTATAGATGGTAGCATTGAGCATTACACTAAAAAGCTTGAATTTGTACAAGGGCCTAAGGTAGTAAAAACCTTTGAATAATATTATATAATCAAATTAAATTTAATTAAATCATGACCGACAAAATTGTCAAGAACCTTAACTTTGGCCAAGAAGCTAAAGATAATGTATTTAAAGGAATAGAAAAACTCACAAAAGCTGTTAGCTCCACACTTGGGGCTAGCGGCCAATGTGTTATACTAGAAGATGATCAGGGTAAACCTGTCATTACAAAAGACGGTGTAACTGTAGCAAACGCTATAACACTGTTAGACCCAGTAGAAAATATGGGTGCGACGCTTTTAAAAGAAGCTGCTAGAAAAACTGTGCAAGAAGCTGGCGATGGAAC